CTGCACTATATGAGACTAAGAAAGCTAGACTTATTAAGTCTGACTCATTTAAAGAATTAGGTGCGGGTAAAGCTAGAAAGAAAGCAATAGAAGAAGTATTATCAGAAGATATAGCTAAATCTAGAGAGTCTATACAGACAGTTCTTAAGATAGCTGATGATGATGAGAACCTACTTATGGCTATGTTTGAAGCATTTTCCATGATGAAGGATGTGAATACTCTTGACGATTTTGATAGATGGGCAAGAACTGTATTGTTAGGTGGTAAATTAGAAACAGGTGGTGTAAGCAGAACTGGTATCTTGATAAGAGAACTAGAAGGTGTTATGAGTCATAGTGTTCTATCTGGTCCTAAAACACCAGTTCGAGCTATTATGGGTACATCCACTGCAACACTCTTAAGACCTTTTGCTACGGCATTAGGTTCTGTTGTACGTTTACCTTTTACTGGTGACACACAAACTCTTAAGGCTAGTCTTGCATCCATTAATGGTATGGTAGAGGCTATTCCAGAATCATTTACTCTATTTAGAGAAAGACTCAACTCATACTGGAAAGGTGATATAGCAACTATAAAAACTAGATTTTCAGAATATAGTAAAGGTGATGATAACTGGGAGATACTACGTAGATGGGCAGAAGACAGTGGTCGTGCTACTGAAGGAGAGCAAGCAGCTTTTCGTCTAGCTAATATGGCTCGTAGTATGAATGATAGTAACTATCTAACATACTCTACAAAGCTTATGGCTGCAACTGATGATGCTTTTGCATACATTCTTGGTCGTGCTAAGATGCGTGAAAAAGCTATGCGTAGAGCTCTTGAGTTACAAGAAGGTGGTTATAAAACACCTAAGATTACACCAGAGTTAATGCGAGCATACGAAGATGATTTTTATAGTCAGGTATTTGATTCACAAGGTAATATAACAGACGAAGCAACTAAGTTTGCACGTAAAGAAGTTACACTTACACAAGAGCTTACAGGTTTTGCAAAAGGTCTAAACGATGCTTTTACCGCTGTGCCTTTAGCTAAACCATTCTTTTTGTTTGCTAGAACTGGTGTAAACGGACTTGCACTGACTGGTAAGTATACCCCCGGTTTTAACTTTTTAGTTAAAGAGTTTAATGATATTGCACTAGCTAAACCTTCTGATTTAAGTGAAGTAGCTAAGTATGGTATTACAGATGCTATGGAGCTATCTAATGCTAAGGCTTTACAAACAGGTCGATTGGCAATAGGTTCTGCTGTAACATTCATGGCTGTACAAGCTTGGATGCGTGGAGATCTTAATGGTAACGGACCAGTTGATAGACAAAAACGTCAAATGTGGCTTGATGGTAAGTGGGAACCAAGAACTATAAAGCTAGGTGCTGTACGTGTTGGTTATGATAACTTTGAACCATTTAACCTTATTATGTCTACAGTCGCTGACGTAGGTGACGCAAGTGAACTTATGGGTGACGAGTGGACAGAAAAGCAGTTACAAAAAATATCTCTTGTAGTTGCACAAGCTGTAAGTAGTAAGTCTTATCTTGCTGGTATCCAGTCATTTGTAGATTTATTTGGTGGTAGACCCGGACAGTTTGATAGAATCATAGCTGGACTCGCAAACAACCAAATACCTTTAGCTGGTTTACGTAATGAGCTTGGTAAACTATTTTTACCCTATATGCGTGAAATCGGATCTGGTATAGATCAGTCTATACGTAACCGTAACTTACTTACTGAACAATTGGCTGAGTTAGATGGCAACCAACCATTACCAATTAAGTATGATATTCTTAATGGCAAACCTCTAAAAGATTGGGATTTCTTGACTCGTGCATTTAATGCAGTTAGTCCTATAAGTCTTAGTCTAGATCAAAGTCCCGGTAGAAACATGCTATTTGATAGTGGCTACGATTTACGTCTATCTACTTACTACGCACCTGACGGTACAAACTTAACAGATTCTCCTAGAGTTAGATCTGAGTTTCAACGTGCTATAGGTCAACAGAATTTAGAACGTGAACTTGATAAGCTAGCTGTAAATCCTAAAATACTAGAATCTATAGATAAAATGTATCAAGATATTAGAGCTGGTAAACGTGGACAATATAACGCTAGAGACTACTACCATAATATAGTAATTAAAAGATTATTTGATAAAGCACGAAAACGTGCATGGCGTGAAATTAGTGATGAAGCTGGTATAGCTAAGTTAATACGTGAACAGCGTGTTAAAAAACAGTTGCAGCTTGCAAAACGCAATGAAACATCAACCCTCCTCAACATATATAAATAAATGGCAACAACATTCGTAGATTATACTGGGGATGGTAATGCGACAAAAGCGTTTACCTTTCCCTCCATACAACAAAGTGATATAAAGGTAACAGTAGATAATGTTGTCAAAACAGCAACTACTCATTACAATATAACAAGCTACACTACTACAGGTGGTGGTAATGTAGTTTTTACATCAGGTAATATACCAGCAAGCCCTGCAAAGATACGTATAGCTCGTGATACTAGCGTAGAGGTTGCAAAGGCTACATATGTCGCAGGGTCGTCAGTCAAAGCAGCTGATCTTAATGCTAACCATGAGCAGTTATTATTTGCTGCACAAGAAGAGCAGAATGTAGTAAACTCTACTACTACTGTATCTGGATTTATGTCCGCAGCAGATAAAGCAAAACTTGACGGTATAGAAACAGCAGCAACAGCTGACCAAACAGCAGCAGAAATTAGAACCCTTGTAGAAAATGCCAGCGATAGTAATGTATTTACTGATGCTGACCATTCTAAGCTTAATGGCATAGAAGCTGGTGCAACAGCAGATCAGAGTAATGCAGAGATAAGAGCAGCAGTAGAAGCAGCATCTGATAGTAATGTATTTACAGATGCAGATCATACTAAATTAAATAGTGTAGAAACAAATGCTACTGCTGACCAAACTAACTCTGAGATTAAAACAGCTTACGAAGCAAACGCTGATACAAATGCTTTTACAGACGCAGAAAAAACTAAGCTATCCGGTATATCTGGTGGTGCTGGTGCTACAACATTTGTAAGTTTAACTGACACACCAACAAACTTTACAGGTGCAGCTAATAAAACAGTAAAGGTAAACTCATCTGGTAACGCACTTGAGTTTGTTACAGTTACAACACCAGCTGGTAACTTTGCTGGTCTTACAGATACACCATCTAGTCTTACAGGACAGGGTGGTAAAACAGTTAAAGTAAACTCAGCTGGTAATGCTCTTGAGTTTGTGACTGTAACTACACCTACTCAAGATATTGTAGATGACACTACACCTCAGCTTGGTGGCAACTTAGACGTACAAACAAATGAGATTACTACAAGCACAACTAACGGTAACGTCAAGGTAACACCTAACGGTACAGGTGTTGTAGAGATCAAAGGTGCAGGCGGTGCAGATGGTACACTACAACTTAACTGTTCAGCAAACAGTCATGGTGTTAAAATCAAGTCACCACCACATAGTGCTGCACAAAGCTATACACTAACCTTACCATCTAATATAGTAAACGGTCAGTTTCTAAAGACAGATGCTAATGGTAATCTGAGCTGGTCAGCAGCTGGATCTCAAAACATAGCAATCAATACACTGTCTAGCTCTGGTGGCTCTGGTGGCGGTAGTGCAACCTTTAACGGTTCTGCTACAAGATTTACATTATCAAACCCCGGTACAAATGCACAAGCTCATCTTGTTAGCGTCAATGGAGTCGTTCAGAAACCTAATAGTGGAACCAGTCCAAGTGAAGGATTTGCTATTGATGGTAACGATATTATATTTGCCAGTGCCCCTGCTAACGGTGCTGACTTCTTTATTCTCACCCTCGGAAACGCAATAAGTATCAACACACCAGCTGACGATACAGTTACATCTGCTAAGATTGTAGATGGTACTATTGTCAATGCTGACATAAATGCTTCAGCAACTAAACTAGATATACATGCAGCACCCTCTGGCACAGACAAAATACTTGGTTATACATCCAATGGTATGGAGTGGGTCGAATCAGCAGCCGGAGCTACAGGTGGCGGTACAGATAAAATATTCTGGGAAAATGGTCAAACAGTAACAACTAATTATACAATTACAAATAATTATAATGCGATGTCTGCTGGACCAATAACAATTAACAATGGTATCGCCGTAACAATCGGTACTGGAGAACACTGGACAATCGTATAAATTATGCCAATAACATTAAGCGGAAGCGGAACCGTTACAGGAATTTCCGTAGGTGGTTTACCTGACGGAGTAGTAGATGCAGATACTATTGCTAATACTGTTTCTACAGGTAAAATCATTCAAGTTGTAGAAGCCACTTATGCTTCAGCAGTTACTATACAAGGTGGAACTGGAAATACTGGATTAGCAGGATCTATTACCCCTACAAAGGCAAATAGTAAAATTTTAGTTATAGCAAACCAAGCCGGTCAATATCGTGTAAATAGTGACCCCGGTTGTTCTATAAATATTTATTTACAAAGAAGTATTGCGAGTGGTTCTTACAGCAACATTATCTTTGAAATGTATTTAGGTGGTGCTTTTCCAAATAATAGAAGGTCTAATAGAATGACCACATTAACAAAATTAGATAGCCCATCATACTCAGTAGGACAGGCTATTAATTATCGGGTGCAAGCAGGTACTTACACAAGTAACTACGGTTTGCAGTATAACGCTCAAAATAATGGAGCAAACAACCCGTCATTTATCCAAATGATGGAGATAGCAGCATGAGCCAATTAAAATTAACCGCAGACAGCGGTGGAGGAACAGTTGCTATTAAGGGACCAGCCAGTACAACTGGTAATGCAGCTCTTGAGATGACTGTTCCTAGTACAGCGTCAGATACGCTGGACTCATTAAAGAGATCAGGAAATATTCTTCAAGTTGTAAAAACTAACGTAACCGCCACATCATCTTATGGTACCTCTGCGAATAGTCACTATACACTTACGCCATTAAATACAACTATTACACCAGTAGGTACTAATTCACATTATATAATTTCAGCACAAGTGTCTGGAGAGGGAACTGTAAGCAATCAACAATACTTTTTAAGATTAGTTCGTAATACAACCTCTGGATTCGCTGATGCTAGTAACGTAGCTATTGCTGTTGGAGATAATGGAAGTAATAATACTGCACCAGAAAACACCTCGGCTTTTCATGGGTATCATGCCGAGAATAATGATAGTACAATTAGTACTGCTCATATAAGTTCTTATGTAGATTCACCAAGCGTTTCTGCTGGTGGTAATTTGCAATACAAAGTTCAACTTTATATGCAAACAGGAACTACTTGGTATATGAATAGAACTAAGACCGAATATAACCAAACTTATGGGGAGTATCTCCCTAGTTGGATAACAGTAATGGAGGTAGCAGCATAATGGCAACATTAAACACAACAAACATTAAACATGCTTCCTCTGGTTCTAACAATATTGTTTTAGCTAGTAATGGTAAGGTAACGTTTCCTCAGAATACAGGAAATATTCTTCAAGTTGTTTCAACAACTAAAACTGATACAGCATCAAATTCTACTGCTAGTCAAGCATTTTGGAATAATACAGATTTTAAAGCAACTATTACACCTAGTTCTGCTTCAAGTAAAATATTAATTACTGCGGTGGTAATGTTAGGAATAGACTCACAACAATCTTTATATGCTCAACTAAGAAAAGATGGAGGAATTATTACCGGTGCTTTAGGACAATCTGAATCTGGATTAGGAACTCAAGCTCAAGCAACTTATCATCATTCTTATAGCACATCAGCAGAAGCACCTTTACCTGTCATAATTAATTACTTAGATACAGCAGGGAATACAAACCAAAGATATTACAATCTTGCATTTTCTCATACCTCTGGTTTAGCAAGAACCATGTATTTAAACAGAGGTTCTAGTAACGCAAATGACTATAACAAGGGTAAAAGCACATCAAGTATTACGCTTATGGAGATAGCAGCATAATGGCATTAACAAAGATAACAGGTGGAGATGGAATCAAAGATGGTACCATCAAAGAAGTCGATCTTAATATAGATAATACTCCTACAAATGATTACGTACTGACTGCTAAATCTAGTGCAGCTGGAGGTCTGACATGGGCTGAAGCTAGTGCTGGTGCAGCAGGCGGTGGGTCGGACAAAATCTTTTGGGAGAATGGGACAACAATAACTACTAGCTATACGATTACTAATAATCATAATGCTGGTACGTTTGGTCCTATAACAGTAAACTCAGGAGCTACAGTCACTGTAGGTTCTGGCGAAACATGGACGGTAATTTAACATGCCAGTAACAATAAATGGTTCTGACGGTACTATAACCGGTATAGCAACAGGTGGTTTACCTGATGGATGTGTAGACACGGATATGCTTGCAAACAATGCAGTTACACCAGCTAAATCTACAATTTCTGGAGGAAAAGTAAAGCAGATAGTATATGCAGAAATGACAAGTGATTTCGGCATGAACTCTACAAATGAAACAGATGTAGGTGGAATGACAGCAGCTATAACTTTAACTGACGCATCAAATGATGTTTTAGTTGAACTTAATTTTGCTCCTTATGTTGGAGGTTCTGGTGCTGTTTCTTATATTTTTAGAGTGTATAGAGATAGTACTGAACTATATAGAAATGGTAATGGTTTCTATAGAACAGGAGATGATTTAAAAGCTACATTAAGTACTATTCGATTTAGAGACTCAGGAATTTCTGATACCAGCTCTCATACCTATAAATTAACAGCAGCAAGAGATGCTGGAGATGATGGTTTTGGTATTAACGTTGCTGCTTCAGGTACTTACGCAATAAGAAACTGCATGACATTAACGGAAGTAGAATCATGACAGTAAAATTACTCGGATCTACCTCTGGGTCAGTATCCTTACAGGCTCCAGCATCAACAGCTGGTGGTGCTCATAGAGTTTTAACTTTGCCAGATGCAAACGGTACAGTAGCTACAACAACAACTGCTGGAAAAATTCTTCAAGTTAAAAATACTACATTAACATCAGTAACTAGTCAGTCAGTTGCTAGTGCTAGTGCTTGGAATTATAATGATGCAGCACTTAGGGTAGATATTACAGCTTCAAATTCTTCTAATAAATTTTTGATTCATGGACAACTTTGTATAAGTTCAAATGGTTTAGCAGTTAGTGCTCAATTAGCAGATAATGGATCAGCTCCTATCACTAATGCGGCTGGAGATGCTTCTAGTAATAGGAGACAATCAATAACTGGTGGAGATAATGGTAGTAGTGAAGGTGTTATGGTTATACCTTTTCATGCTTTTGTTTCTCCGGGCGATACAAATGAACATAAGTATCATTTTTATTTTTGGCACAATGCAGGGTCAACTCAAACTATTTATCTAAATAGAAGTTGGAGTGATACCGATACTAATAAAAGAGGTAGATATATCTCTAATATCACAGTTATGGAAATAGCAGCTTAACAACAACAACAATTATTTTTTAAAACAATGGCATTAGATCATGAAGCAATCTACTCTGCATATGCAGGCACAGTAGTAACAATAGACGATGGCAAAGGAGCCTTCGACAAAGATGGCAAGTCAGTAACACTTGACAACGCCAAAGTAGCAGCAGCTCGCAAATCAATAGATGATGCTTTCGCAGCTAAAAAATATCAAAGAGATAGAGCAGAAGAATATCCTACATGGCAAGACCAGCTTGATAAAATTTATCACTCAGGTATAGATGCTTGGAAAGCGGATATTAAAGCAATTAAAGATAAATACCCAAAACCATAGGAGGGTAAATAATGTCACGAATAATCGTAGACTCAATACGTAACTCGTCAGCTAGTTCTGACGGAGTTACTTTAAGTTCAGATGGGTCAGTTTCAATACCTACAAACAAACATATAGTGTTACCAGCTGGTACAACAGCACAGCGGGCGGGTTCTCCTCCTAACTATTCTCTTCGTTATAACACCACGTTAAACGAATTAGAATTTTGGGATGGTAGTCACTGGAATACTATAAATCAAACTAAAGCTTGGAATACAGATAATACAGCTACTCATTGGTGGAAGAGTGAAGGTATTGCTTCCAATAGTTCTTGGGTTGCTCAAAAAGGTGGTGCTAATTTTGGTCTCGGAAACAATGCTTCAACCATAACTTATACAGCATCCGACTCAGATTTTAATAACAATAAAACCTTATATTTTAATGAAAATGCCAGTTTTAATGGTTACTCTTATTTAGAAACACCTAACTCTGATAATGCATACTGGGATCCTTCAGAAGGTTTTAGTGTAATAATGGTCATAGAAAAAAAAGATCAGAGTGCTAATACAACTCTTGGCGACAGTTTGTTTGTACAAGGATATAACCAAACTACTGATGGTTCATGGGCAATAGATTTATCTGGAGACCATACTTGGGGCAACACTTACGGAGAAGTAGTTGGCGGTATTTCTGGGTATGTTAATAGTTCTAGTAATTATGGAAGCGGTAGCAACCCAAAGAAAGGTATATTTTGTTTTCGTGCTGGAGCTAATGGAGCAGATACAAACTGGATGTGGCAAGAATCTGGACAAAGCAGTTTTACAACTATACATACTGCCAGCAGTTTCTTTTCTAATGTACCATCAAGTGGTTATGACTATTTAGCTCTTGGTAACTTTAAAACAACAAGTTCTAACCATGAATGGAAAGGTAGAATTGCTGAAATTGCATACTATAAAGGTAGTAGAGTAAGTGATGCTGAACTGTCAAGATTCTCTACATACGCAAAAGCTAAGTTTGGTATCTAGTGAACTTACCCACCATAGTATTACCTGATATAAAAAAGATAGAGACTGTCGAAATACCTATACCTACAGCTGATGTACCATACTACAAACCTATGGTAGTTCCTCCTAGTGATCTACGAGATCAGGAAGAGGAGCCAGTTAAGACTGTAGAAGAAAAACCACCCGAACCACCTACCCTTAAAATACCGTTTATTAAACAGCCAGTGCCTCGACCTTCAACAGAGGTTGTCGTAGTGGCAGCTACAACAGCGATTACAGCTGTAGCAGCTACAACGCTTACACAGCCTTTGGTTGAATGGATACGTAAAAAAGTTCAGAAATTACTACAAAATAAAATAAATAAATGGAGACAAAACCGCCAGAAAAAAAAGGACTCATCAGCAAGTTAAAAGAGGCTGCTGAAGACAAAGAACATCAAATAGAAATATTAGGAACATTTGTAAGGCTTGGTGTAGTTGTCTGGTCAGGTTTTATCATTACGATGAACTATGTAGAAATACCAATGGTTAAAAAATCTGGTAATTCAGATATCACTTTCGTCGCCAGCGTTTTTACTGGAGCCCTAGCCACATTCGGCTTGACAACTGGTAAAAACGGTAGTAGTAAGCCACCCGAATGTCCAATGATGAAAAAACAACAAACTACAAAGACATGAAAAGATGGATACTACTCTTAGCCCTGTTGTCACCCGCAGCTGCAAGAGCAAACACTGTGACGCCTCAGTTTACAACAGGCAGTATGCAGAGTACAACAACTACAACTCAAACCATAACAGAAGAGATAGTACACGACGTACTCGGAGCCGAAGTCAAAACTTGGTCTGGTACAAATATTACACCAAGTGGTGCAATTGGTGCAACCGATACAACATATTCAGTTACAACAAATGCAACCGAATGGGATCTATCAATAACAACAAGAGACGCAGGGACAATAGAAACAATAACAATAGACAGAACTATAGAAACAGATTCTACTACAAACTCTTACTCTATCTTTGCACAATAAGTACACCTGTATTTGCTGAAGATACAAATGTCAGCAATCCTGTAGCTGCTGCTACTGGTAACGTAACTAACCAAGCTGTACAGTTTCAAAATAATGGTGCGTCATCACGTCAGATATATGGTCCAAACATACAATGTAATGGATCTACAATGACGTTTAGCCCTTTTTATATGGGTAATCACAGCAAACCATTAGATGAGTTTATGCAACCTACTAGCTACACCCTAGCAGAAAACTGGGGGTTCCAGATTAACTTTATGGTTCCTCTAGATAACTCAGGATATAAACAGTGTAAAGAAATGGCGAAGAGATATGAGGAGAAGATGAAGCTCGAGTACGAGATTACACGAGCACATAAATGTGCGGACTTACAGAGAAAAGGCTTTACGTATAGACCTAACACACCTAATGCAAAGCTGTGTCAGGATATTATACCTATAGTCAAAACTAAGCCGCCTAAAAAACAAAAGAAATTTTTATTATTTTAACACCATGCCATCAACAATAGCATTACAAAGAGCAGCAAGAGAAGCAGAAGCTAAAGCTAAAGTAAAAGCTGCTAAGAAAAAAGCACCAGCTAAAGAGGAGACAAAATAATGTTGGGATTACTAAAACCACTTGTGCTAACAGGACTAAAAAGCCCTAAGTTTAAACAATTTGTAGTTGATTTACTAGAAAAGCTAGTAGAGCAAACAGATAACAAGCTAGATGACAAAGCACTAGCTATAGTTAAGAAAGGATTAGAACTAGATTAATGGATGAACTAAAGAAACTACCTAAAAAAGCCACTGAAGAGAGTTTTAACGAGCTACACTATCTTGTTACAGAAGACTTTCTACGTAGAATAAGAAGCGGAGAAGCGACTACACAAGATTTAAAAGCAGCTTGCGATTGGTTAAAGACCAATGATATTACAGGTGTAGCTTTTGATGGTAGTCCTTTAGACAAACTAAACAAACTTCTACCTACTGTTGACCCGTCACTCGTTAAGAGGAAAGTATATGGCAAGCAAAACTTCTAAGTATTATAAGAAGAATCCAAAAGCTGCCGCTAAAAGGCGTAAGCAGCAAAAGAAATACAACAAAACTAAGAAAGGGCTGGAGATTCGAGTTAATGCAAACAAACTTAATAGAAAACTTGGTACATATGGCAACCGTGACGGATTGGATGCCGCCCATTATAAGGGTAGCAAAACCCGTGGCAGAAAGCAGAAGCCATCTATTAACCGACGTAGCAGACTTAAAATCAACAAATGACCCCATTACTACCTAACCCTGACCATTATTTACACAATTTAATAACCATGACAAGTTCAGAATCTAAAAGGCTCTGGAGAAGAGCTATCAAAGAGCACTTTAATTGTACATGTGTTTATTGCGGAGAATTTCATGAATTACACAACCTTACTATCGACCACGTACGCCCAAAATGCAAGGGAGGTAGAGATATTGCGTCGAATGTTGTACCCTCATGTCGACGATGTAATCAGGAAAAGGGTAGTAAAAACTGGAGAGACTGGATGAGGTCGACATTTGGTATTACAGATCGAGAACACACTATTCTATCACATATAAGATGAATGAAGAAGATTTAACAGCGGAAGAAGCTAACCCGGAAAAAGGGTTAGACAAAGATATTGAAAAGAATACTGAAAAGCTTAACGAAGAGTATCAAGAACAAAAGTATGGTAATAAGGAGCTTCGTAAAAAGCAAGAAGAAGAGAAAAGAATAGACGAAGCACTAAAAGAAAGACCCGGTGAAACTTCTATTCAACGAAAACAGCGTTTATCACGTGAAATGGGTAGGAATTATAAAGGCAGAGAAACCCGAACTGACGCTGAGATACAATCAGAAGGTAACTTAAAAGGTGAACCTACATACGACGAAACATTTAGAAAGAAGACACCAGAAGAAATAGCAGAAGCTGAAAAAGGTGTAAAAGAAGCTAAAAGAATTATAGAGCAAGGTAAAAAAGATAGAGGAGAAGACTATGATCCTAACTTTGCTTTTGAAGGTAACGCTTTTTTATCTGCTGGGTTTGAAATTACTGCTAATACTATATTAGATATATTTTCTCCTATTTTACCTCTACAGTCTGGTGGTAGTTATGTTATCAACTTAATATCTCAGATTATACGAGATCCGTCTAAGATAGGTAGCCTTAATCAGTTAGAAGCTGGAGCTGCTGCCGCATCTAGTCTTATTCCGGGTGCAAACCAGTATGCTTCCTTTTTAAAAGGTATTAAACCAGCTACTAGAGGCACACAACTAGTCAGACAGATAGGAAGAGGTGCAGTAAGTGCCAATCTTGATGTGGCTGGTATGAGAATTGGTGAAGGCGAAGAGCTTACATTTGAAGATTTAACAGCAGCTACAGTGTTTGGCGGTGGTCTTGGAGGTATTGTAGGGGTAACACCTGACCTAATTAAAGGTAAAGGACAAATTACTGGTGACTTATCTAAAGTTTTTAGAAATATACGTAAAAGAATTGATGGTACACTTCCGGGTAATGAACGTATAACTCCAGAGGGGTTTAATTTTGGTCAAGCAACACC